CGGCAGCAGCTATGGATACTTTTAGACAGGCTTGTTCACAGACACCACAAAGCAGTGCGCCTACAAGCAGCACAACTAATGATCCTAGCGGTGCAGGAGATGGAGCAGCAGCTCAAAACGGAGCAACAGCAAGTGGTGCGCAAGGAGATGGGTTACGAGGCGGCAGTTCTACAACAACTGATGATGAAATTGATCAATGGACGGTAGGATAAAAAATGCCAGCAGTACATAGAGATACAGATCCAAGATCATGCGGCGCAACAACTACAGTTACCGGGCAAGGTAATGTGTATGCTAATTTTTTATTAATCTCAGTTGATGGTGATCCAAACAGTCATGGAGCAGGTGCTTTGAATGCTGGCAGCAACGCTGTTTTTATTAATTACAAAAAGGTAGTTAATAATACACCAGATGGTGCCTCAGCTGATAACTTATGTCCACCGTTAGGAGGAGCTCATTGCTCGCCAGTTACAGCAGGCGGAAGCGGTGATGTTTTTGTAGGCGATTAAAACAAGGTAAATACGTTATGAGTTCATTAGAAAAAAGTTTATATAAACAAGTTACAGTAAAAGGTTCTAAAAGTAATCAAAATGTAACACCTGGCAGTCGTGCCTATAGAGGTACTAGCACTGCTAATCCTGATAACTCTACATTTGTGCTATATGATATTGCACTTATAAAGCAAGATATCATAAATCACTTTCATATACGCCAAGGTGAAAAACTAAGCGATCCTGAATTTGGTACTATTATTTGGGACATTCTGTTTGAACCTCTAACTGAGCCTATTAAAGACGCTATCGTTAACAATGTATCTAAAATTGTTAATTATGATCCTCGCGTAAATGTTAATAATGTTATAGTAGACCAATACGAAAGTGGCATACAAGTAGAATGTAATCTAGTATATTTGCCATACAATATTTCAGAAACATTACGTATGAGATTTGATGAAAACGCAGGCTTTTTAAACACATAAATTAACTACGTAGTTTTCTTAATCAAATAAATATACATATAGATAAGGAAGCACGAATGTCATCCACAGATAGACAAAACAGATTATTACTAGCAGAAGATTGGAAGCGAGTCTACCAATCTTTCCGTAACGCAGATTTTCAGAGTTATGACTTTGACAATTTGCGTAGAACAATGATAGCATATCTAAGGGAAAATTACCCTGAAGATTTTAACGATTACGTTGAGTCAAGTGAGTATCTTGCGCTAATTGATCTAATTGCTTATCTTGGACAAAATATTGCTTTCCGTGTTGACCTTAACGCAAGAGAAAACTTTCTTGAACTAGCAGAACGTAGAGAATCAGTTCTCCGTCTTGCTCGTTTGTTATCTTATAATCCTAAGCGTAACCAAGCAGCCAACGGGTTATTAAAAATTGAAAGTGTTAGAACAACAGAAGAAGTTTTTGACAGTAACAACATCAACTTAGCAAATCAAACTATTATTTGGAATGATCCTGCTAACCCCGATTGGTACGAACAATTTATAAAAGTACTTAACACTAGTTTACCTGCTAACGGCATATACGGACGTCCTGTAAAAAAGGATGTTGTAAACGGTGTTCCAACAGAGCAGTACAGACTAAACAGTACAAATTCTGAAATTCCTGTATATAGTTTTACAAAAAATATTGATGGTCGCTCAATACGATTTGAGATTGTTTCTACAGATGTAAACGATGGAACAATTAAAGAAGAAGCACCATTTCCAGGAAACAATTTTGCTTTACTTTATAGAGAAGACGGCCGCGGCCCTGCAAGTTCTAATACAGGATTTTTCAGTCATTTCCGCCAAGGAACAATAGACGAAGGTGTTTTTAGTATTAGTAATCCTAGTACTAATCAAGTTGTAGCTATTGATGCTGCTAATGTTAATAACAGCGATGTTTGGCTTTATAGACTAGACAGCTTTGGCAACGAAGAAGAATTATGGACAAAAGTTGATGCTGTTGAAGGTAACAATATTATCTATAATAGTATTAATAAAAATATTAAAAACATTTATTCTGTACTTACTCGTGTAGATGATAGAATTAGTTTAATTTTTAGTGATGGTGTATTTGGAACATTGCCAAAAGGATCATTCCGTGTGTATTATCGTGCCAGTAAAAATGAAAGAATTATTGTAGACCCAGATGATATGACAGGTATCAGTATTAACTTAGATTATCTTTCAAAATCTGGCGTTGTTGAAACAGTAACATTTACATTTGAATTAAAATATAGAGTTGATAATTCTTCAACAAGTGAAACTAGTGCAAGCATTAAAGCCAATGCTCCTGCAACATACTATACTCAAAATAGAATGGTAACAGGCGAAGATTATCAGATTGCACCGTTAGCTGTTAGTCAAGAGATTATAAAAGTCAAATCTGTCAATAGAACTTCTAGTGGTATTAGTAGATACTTTGATTTAGTAGATGCTACCGGAAAATATTCTAAAACAAATTTGTTTGGTATAGACGGTGTAGTTTACAAAGAATATCTAAATCCTAAAAGTAGTTTTTCTTTTTTAACTAGAACTGATGTAGAAGGTGCTATTGTTAATACTATTGAACCTATCTTAGGTGACAAAAAGATTAGAAATTATTATTATGATAAATTTCCAAAAATACAAGTATCTGATTTAGAAGTAAAGTGGAATCAATCTACTGAAGAAACTAATTTAAGTACAGGATATTTTACTAACCGTGACGGTATTGTAGCACAGCTAGGTGGGTTTACAACAAGCATTTTAAATTTGTTGGTACCAGGCACGTTGGTTAAGTTTATTCCTCCTACAGGAAAAGTGTTTGAAGCAGATGGTTCAGTAAGCACAAACATCGGTGTTAAAGGAACAACAGAATATAAATGGGCCAAAATAACTTCTGTCACAGGAGACGGAACACAAATTCAAACAGGCGGAGTAGGACCAGTATATCTAAATGACAGAATACCTTCAGACTCTAAGCTAGTAGAAATTAGACCTAATCTAAATACTAAACTTGAAGACGATGTTAAAACACAAATTATCGATCAAATATTTGCATTTAAGACATTTGGCTTAAGATATAGCAGATCAGCGCAAGCCTGGAGATTGGTCACTGAAAACAATTTAAGTATTGGAACTAGTTTTAGCACTGGCAAGCAAGGCGATGTTACTAATCAGCAGTTAGATGCAAGTTGGCTATTGATATTTGAGACAGACGGTGAAGCATATTACATTACCTATAGAGGTATGAGATATGTATTTGAAAGCGAAAAAGAAATACGTTTTTATTATGATTCTTCTGATAAGATTTACAATAACATAACAGGAAAAATTGTTAAGGACAAAATTTCAGTACTAAACATTAACACACTTCCTGACAGCATTTCGCCTTCCACAGTTGACTACGATTGGGAAATAATTGAAGAATTTAGAGATGCCGAAGGATACGTTGACAGCAAAAAAATACAAGTGTCATTCTTTGATGAAGATGACGACGGTGTAGTTGATGATCCTCAAATATTTGAAGAGATTGTAAAACCAACTGTTAATCCAACGCAAAAATATATCTTTCAGAAAAAATACATCACTAGTGACGGTGTAGAAGATTACAATTATGTAGATGCAAGCTCTCTTGGACTTGTATCAGGACAAAGTATTCTAACTGAAAAAGCAGTTCTAGGACCGTTAAGTTCTTATGATAACAATCAACTTTTTTATTATATTAAAGAAGATATTTTTGAAATTTTAAATAGAGATACGAGCACACTTACTATTACAACCGATTATAGAGCAAGGGTGGGTAGAGCAGGATTAAAATTCCAATGCATTCATGCTGCTGATTATGGTAACAGAATAGATCCTAGTGCAAGTAATATTATAGATACGTATCTATTAACAAAAACATACGACACAGATTTTAGATTATGGCTAGCTGGCACAATAAGTAATAAACCATTAGCTCCTAGCAGTGACAGTTTATATCTAAATTACGGTGCAGAAATTAACAAAATCAAATCACTTAGTGACGAAGTAATCTATCATCCAGTTAAGTACAAAGTACTTTTTGGA